CGGACAAATACCCCGCCTGTGTGCCCGTCATCGTGCCGGTGAATCCAAGTGCCTGATTGAGCGCATTCTTCAGGTAATCCTGATTCAACGATTGCAGATTGACATCGTAATTCGCAGCAGTGTCTTCTCCGGAACGCAGGAAGTCCGCCTGTGTGCCTGTCATCTGGCCCTGATACCCCAGGATGTCGCCCAATGCGCCTGAAGCATAGGCTTGGCGCAACTGATCGCTGTTCATCCCGAGTTGTGTACCAAGTTGCGCGAAGGCTCGTTGTTGATCCGCGCTTGTGCCTAATGCGGACTTAGCATAATCCTGCATCAGTTGGTTTTGAGTGAGTCCGTATTCACTGCCCAGCCCTGCCATTGTGCCCTGGAAGCCAAGTGCATCACCCAAGGCCGATGCGGCATATTGACTGCCCAGCCCTTGCAGCCCCTGTGAATAGCCCATTGCCGCCTGTGCCATTGCCGCCTGTAAATCCGCTTGCGTCCCGGCCATGCCCTGCCCATAACCTAACGCGCCCTGATAGCCTTGCCCCAAGTAACCCAGAATATTAGCTTGATTTTGAGCCTCAATCTGGCCCCGCGCTGTCTGTTCACGTAACATCGCATCCCAGGCTTGAGCGCGCATGGACGTTTCAGCCTGATTCATAGCTTTCGAGGAATCCACGTTTAACAGCATTTCCTGCATCACATCCCGACTTGATCCTAGCTGTCCGGCTTGTTGGGCAATGTCCTGGTTTTGAAGTTGTTGCCGCGCCAGTTCTTTCTGGGCGTTGTCGCGCATGTCCGAGATTTGTTGTTCCAGGTAAGGGTTCGCGTCTTCAAAATTAATTGTGCTTTCAAGGTTTCGATAATCGGGTAAGAGTGAATTCGCTTGATTTAGATAAGATGCGGCATTGACGTAATTTGGCGTTCCGGCATAAATCGAAGACCAGTCATTGCTCGGACCACTCCACATTGCACCCGCTGCATTCAAGGCATTTGCGGCATATTGGTTCCCGGCGTCAAAACTGCCCTGTGGACCGCCCCACAGACTTTGTGCATTCTGCAGGACTTGTGCGCCATAACGATCCCCACCGTATAACCCGGCTTGAGGACCACTCCACAGCCCGCCTGTCAGGGCCATGCCTTGCCCCAAATAATTGCCTATGTCATTCCATGAGCTTTGGCTGAGATTATTCGATAATTGCGGCTGATAATAACCGGCGCTTAGGGCCGCATCGCCCAGATAATCGCCATAATTCAAATTCGACCAGGGCGTTGAATAGGCGCTCGCCATGTCTGTGGGCATACCGGACCGGTACGGATTCGACAAAGTTGCCGCATACAGATCGGTCAGATTCTGAAACGGTGAGATTTGCGCGGCCTGCATCTGTGCGATGTTGTTCAACGAATCGGTGTATAAACCCGTGCCAGATAACCAGTGTTGATTCTGGTAGTTGACAATAGGATCTTTCGGATACCAGCCATCCTGCGGCAAGGTGAAAGCCCATTGAGCAGTCGGTGCGCCATAACCCCATTCGTTTACTTTCGCATAAAAGGCATTCAGATCATCCTGTACGCCCGCCCACGGGTCCGCTTTTTGGATGGTCTGGGTGGAAGACCCACCCCCGCCCTTTTTGGCCTCAGAAACAGGCCCAAAATAGTCGTAAGATTCTTCCTCCAACAGTTCCCCTGTGGCGAAGTCATAAACTGCATAGGTGGTAATTTTCATAAGTTCACCGCAAAAGAATACCTGTCTTCAATGTCATGCTCATCGACATAGTTGTTTAGTGTTTTGACCCAGCCTTTTCGTCCCATGCCGATGATTTCCTGGCAATCGTGTTCCTTGGCAAAGGCTTTGAATTGCGTCCAGGCCGGGACGTACCATTCCTTGATTTTATTCCCACCAATCAGAAAGATGGTTAAAGTTTTGTGCCCTGTCGGAAAAACCTCGATGTAGGTGATGAACACCGCGTCAATCCCTTCATCTGACCAGGCGACCCAACACTGCCAATGGCGAGTGAGGCATTTTTCAATCACATCTTCTGGACGGTAGTACCTGCCCATCTTCATTCTCTCGATGGGCTTTTTCAGCAAAGGGAGGATCAACGGCGCGACTTTTATCACGTCTTCAGCAGGCACACCGTGAAAATGCGTCAAAGCCACTTGCTAAAATCTGGCACTAACTGATAATTGCCATTGATAAATTTGTACACTGAGGGTACATCTTCCGACATGCCAGCGTTAACCCATTGGTTAAATCCTGCCGGCGGCCTATTTTTTATGCCTTGTGTATCTGTATCACCCAAACCCGCGCTATACATGCCTTGTATTTGTTTGGCGGTGTATGATGGCGACGCTGCCCCAGCTTGAGCCTGTTGTTGTGCAGGCGGTTTGTACGGAGGCATGCCGCCGGTCATTGGCGGCCTTGGGATGGCAGGTGGCGTACCCTGTGCCATTGTCGGCATTGTTCCCGTCATGGCGGGTGGTGAGCCTTGTGCCATTGTCGGCATTGTTGGCATTGTTCCATTCATGGCTGGTCGAGCGTTCATCCCCATGCCAGGAATCTGCGGCAGTTGTCCGCCAATACCTCGCCCCATGGCAGTCATAGGACGATTTTGCAATGGGTTTTGAGTTTGTTGTGGCATCAATGGATTTGCGCCATTCTGCAACATACCGCTTTGCAGTTTAGCTTTGATGTTTGGATTGAGCATCGAAAGGTAGTCTTGAAGATTCATGTTATTTCCTAGACGAGAGTTATAAGACTGTGGGCGCTTGCCCGATAAAATTGACCACACCCGTGGTCGGACGCAGGAATGAATGATTGTCAAAATCGGGCGCTTTGTTCTTCGTGCCTGACTTGCCGTTTTTCAAATAATGGATGTCACACTGAAACCCGTAGGCATCACCCGAAAAGGTGTCCTCACTCGATCCCACGTCGCGAAAGACGCGAATTGAAATAATCGAATCAGTCTCCAGGTCAGTCGAGGGTATGGCGTCCTCGTAGGACATCTCAGCGATCATGTGCTGGTAGGCTACACCTGGCCCGGCCTGGTTGATGTAGGCCGTCTGCGTGGCTGGAAAGGCTTCCTGTCCATGTCCTTTGGCATAGGTATATTCCAGACCCCATCTCACCACTCCTGTGTCGGTGTTGTTGCCCGGCGACCAGTGAACGTGAACATGCAATTTTGACTCGGCACTGATTAAAAGATGATGCGGTATATGAAAATTTACATAAACATCTTCTTCTATGGTGTCGCTGAAGGTCGGCATGACAATGCCATCCCTGAAAACCTCCCAGTCAGCGGGCGAAGACACGCCTGGTTGTGCGCCAGACAAATCAGCCAGCAGGTCTTCCCACACGCCATCTGTGGGTGTGGTAGTCACATAGTTCCATCTGTTCTTGAAAAAGGCATAAAGTCCCTCCCCGTTGCCAGGGTCCCAGCCGGTCCCGTCCGCATACCTGAGCATCCCGTCAACGTACCTTGGAGGGACCATGCCCGATTTATCCAAATCCTGCGTCTGTTCACCGGATATCTGCAACAACTGCCGGTACAGATATTCAGCCAGAATCCGGCCTTCCTCCGTGTCGAGGTGTGGAGGAGGTTCAGGATAAAACCTCATCGAAGTCCCGCCAGTTCATACTCGATTTCATAGCCTGACAGGTTGCCAGAATTGTCGCCAGGAAATTCAAATTTGATGGCGATGTACCTGCCTGTTACCCGACAATCAACCTTATAGTCTGTCCCAGGCGTGAAGGTAAAAGGCCCACTCCAGGTTACAGGGTCTTCAATGGCATTGTGTTCACCGACATAGACGGACAAGGTGGAGGATGCGCCCAGTTCCACCCTTGGATATACAGCTGTCACCATGACCTTGCCCTGATGCCCGCCCAGCGGAAGGTTGGTCCGTTCCACCCAGGAGGTGATGTCTGTGCCTGCGGCTTGATGGGTGTCATTCATCTTGTAGCCGTTGCCTGTGGCAATGCCAATCAGTTCAGAGATTGTCGGGTTGTAGTTTTGTGACCCCCAGAATGTGTTATCCGTGTCCCAGGCATTGCTGTCCGTGTCCCAGTTGTTCAGTGTCCCTGCGCCATAGACGCCAAACGAAATATATGGCGTGGTGGGAAGATCGCGGAAGCCCCAGGTGTTTTCACGCCAGTTCCAGATCGCCGCTTTGGTGGCATAGGTATCCCCGCCCTGCGGGTAACAAAACCACATTTCCATCTGCGAATAATTCGGCACGACAAAGCAGTTTGCATAGTTGGTTGAATCAATTTCAGCGAATACTGTTCTAGCCAGGCGGCGGTCAATGATGGACTCGGCATCATTGCCATTGAATAAAATAATGTCGTCATTTGCGATGACAAAGTGCTGGCCTTTGAATTCTTTTGCACAACCTTGGGCGATCAGGCCGGAAGTTTTGAGGATTTGATTAAACCTGAATACCAACTGCCCGCCGATGAATTGCATCCCGTAGACTTCGGAATCCTTGTAAACAATGTTTACGTCCCGCATGGGTAAACAGTCCACCAGAAAACCGCCGGTATCGGCCAGGATAACTTCACCGGCATTCTGAGATGTATCTGTTTGGTCCCAGGTGGTAGGCACTGCGCCCGCTTCGGCAGGATTAGACCACTTCACCATCTGCGGGTAGGTTGAGCCTGATTTTGTGATGTCCAGCCCGACCAGGAAATTTTTGTAAGGCCGTATGACTTTTGCAGTCACGCCTGACGGCCAGTTTGGGAGATTGACTAACAACGTCCCATGCAATGCCGGGTTCCATGACTGCGGCACATCCGTGCCGTTGTTGAAAATACCCACCGTGCCCAACACGCCACCATTCCAGCGGGCGGCTGCCGTGCCTGTGTAGACACCGGCTGCACGGGTAATTTTGTGGTGTGTGTCTGCGCTCGGACGATAGACATAAATATCATCCGTCCCGCAATAGGCCCAATAGATATCGGTCTTGGTCTGCACAGGCGTGATCCAATTCGCATCAGATACGGACGGCGTGAAAATGGACGAATAGCCGTCCACCTTGTAGACCTTGCCATCATCGAACCGGACATTGACGCCATCCGTCCAGGCTTCCGGTGGCAGTTCCTGGCTTTCAATGTCCTTGATAATGCCGAGGCTTCCGGCATTCGGCACACTGTATATCATGCGGCTTCTTCTTTAACCTCTGCTGTTTCAACTTCTACGGGCGACTCATCTTGCGGGATGTGCTGCGACAATTCATTTAAGCAAGCGTTATAGGCCGGGACTTCACTGCCTTTCAGATCAACGCGAGAAAGAAAGGCCGCCATAACTCTAGCAATGTCAGGATTCATTTTTATGCCTCATTTGTTTAAGGTTTTTCAAAACAACCACGGCATACACCGCGATCAGTAGAAACAGCAAAGTCTCTTGCTGCAAGAAATACAAAACACCACCTCCTGCAACGGCTACCATCTTGCTTGCGCTAATGCCCGTTACAATGTCCGTCTGCAGGATCGCCCAATCCACCACTGGATTCAGTTCACGCCCACCCGCACTGAGAATGCGGTATGTGGTATAGCCGTCTGCGAGTTGCAGGGCGATGAAGATGATGAGCAGGATAAGCATTAGCTTAAAGTCACTCCTTCCCATGCGTTAGCTACATGGTTATAAACGTAGAATTTCTTATTGGTGGTGTCGTAATAGAACGCGGCTAGTGTGGCAGTGGTGACTGTTGGTGTACCTGATGGTGCGCCTGCTGCTGCTGGCATAAAGAAGAAACCATCGGTCATTCCGGTTGTGCCGGTTGTGCCGTAAACGTTACCGCTGGAGTCGATGCGCATACGTTCTGTGGGTGCAGCGGTGCCGTTTGCTTTGGTTAGGAACTTTAGCGCCCCGCCACGTTGTCCTGCGGTAGCCCCTGACGTTTGTGCCTCGATAATTGCAAGGTGTTTGTGGTTTGTGTCATTGGTCGTCCATGCGAATTCAATCGCGCCAACAGCCACCCCATCAGCATCCCCGCGAGAAGATGCAACCTCTAAATTTCCAGCAACCGAACCGAGAACTGTAGCAGTCGCGCCAGTTCTCCATGCTTGTATCTGTGGCGAATTCGTACCTATCCCGACATTCCCAGCAAAATAATTACTCGCCGTCCCGCTCGCATAGATGTTCCACTTGTTCGCACCAGAGGTAACTGCGGAAGTGATTCCGTAGTTGTTAGTGCCTTGGGTTTGGTCGGCGATGTAGAGGCCGTGCTGGTTGGTGATGGTGGAGCCTGCTCCTTTGGTAGCATTATCAGCGTAATACGCTGATACGTTTGAGACAGTAAAGGAAGCAGCGGCAGTAGAGACAACGGCTTCAAATCCATTAATAGCCGATGTTGCAGCAGATGAACCTACTGGATAATTTAATATGCCTCGCTGAGTTGTTCCAGTAAGTGCAGAATTTCTAACCCAAATACCCGTAGATGAACCACCAGAACCCCCCACCCCAATATACCCATTCACCGTTACAGTGTCAGTGCTGGCATCTCCAAGGGTGACGTTACCTGTGAACGATGCGTTCTGGCTGGAGTCAATGGTAAGGGCAGTGCTTGAGGCATTATCGTCAATACCCGTAGAGGTGAGGGCCGTACAAGTCAATGCGCCAAAAGCAGCAGTGCCACCATTGGTTAAATTACCAGTACCAAGGTTGATATTCCCACTACCATCGGCAGTGACCGCTTTACTGGCTTGAACCGTGCCTAATGTCGTGACATCCACATAGTTCAATTCGGTATGCGTCGAGGTCACAGCACCTGTGATATTAGGAAACGTGGCAAGAATGGTGGACTTGATGAGCCTTAAATGATCGTCACCGGCAGACTTCAGATCAGTGCCTAACGGATTCGCGGAATTCAAGTCCGATATGTATGTTCCAGTTTCAAGACCCATCTATGTCACCTATTGATTGCCGTCTACTTTGAAGATGCCGCCTGCCGCCCAGGTGACATTCACCTGTGTTGCCTCAACGCCTGTCGAAGCAGCCGTGTCGGTGTCAAAGAAACCGATAAGCAGATTATCCACCCCGCCTGCAGATGCGGACTGTGCGACCAGTGCCACATATTTACATTGGAAGGTGTCGCCATCCGATGAGAACCCGGCAATATCAGCAGCATCAAATTTGACGGCCACTGCGCCAGAACCGGTGACATTCAAACTGCTCAAGGCAATCGAATTCACAATAGTGGATGACGCAGTGGACTGAAAATTCGTGATCTGCCCTAGAGCAGAGTGCGATGCAGTCGACGGTGTATAACCTGAATGCAAGGGATAGGCGACAATGGTATCGCCGTCAAGGTCGATGTTGCCCTGCAGTATGTATTTGATTGCGGTTGTGTAGGTGAAAAATTTACCCGCTGCCATGTTAAATCTCCTAAATTGAAGTCCAAGTTGTTGCTGAACTGGCCACGGTTGACCAGGTAGATGACGCATCAGAAACCGGCGTCCAAACGCTGATTTCATCCTGTATAGGCTTCCATGGGCCAGTTGTAACAATCATGGTGTAGCCTGTGAATGTGATCCTCCCGTGGGTCGGCAGGACCGCAAATTCAAATGTCTGTGAAGCCGCAGAACCCCGAGTCTTCCACAACCCTCTGCTGGGAAAGGTTTCCCATTCCCGTTCCACGGTGGGCATTTGGCCCGATGTTTTCAGAAGTCCCGCGCTGGGTTCCAGTTGCGAGAAGCCCACCGGCAGGGCCGTGGGTGTCTGGCCAATTAAATTGTGCAGCCCGGCCTGTGGCTTGACTTCGTTCCATGAATCCACAGTCGGCGTCTGACTGACATGCTTCAACAACCCTTGTGTGGGTTGAAGGTTAATAATCAACTCAGATGCGGGCGTCTGTGCAGACCAGTTCCACAGCCCCTGCGTGGGCTTGCGCTCATACCATGAATCAACCGTCTGGGTTTGAGCGATGAGTTTGATTAATCCGGCAGACGGGAAGATGTCTGCCACCCATGTTGCCTCCGGCGTCTGGCCGACCAGGTTCAGCTTTCCGGTGTCTGGCGCAAGGGTGAAGATCGTCACCACCGTGGGCGTCTGGCCCGTGGTCGAGTGCAGCCCGTCAGAAGGCTTGACCTCGTGCCATGAATCAACCGTCTGGGTTTGAGCGATTAAATTATGCAGCCCTTGGGTGGGTGTCACCGTGGCCGAAGTGCCCACCCCGGCAACGGTTGGACTTTGGCCGACCAGGTTCAGCAGTCCCTGCGTGGGCTTGACCTCGTTCCACGAATCAACCGTGACAGTTTGGCCCAACAGATTCTGCAGCCCTTGGGTGGGCAGGACATTGACCACCGTGCTAACAGTGGGTGTCTGCGCCTGTTGGCTATGAAATCCCGTCGAGGGCAGGACTTTCTGCTCTATCGTAACAGTGACAATATAACTGCTGATCGAATGCAAACCGGCAGACGGACGCGCAATGTACCAGTCCCAGGGTTCGTCATCATTGTCCCACTGGCCGTAGTCAGAATCCCACCATTGGGAAATCTGCGGCGTGGACGCATCCTGCACGTAATTTTTAACCACCCAGTAACCCGCAACAGGCTGCAGATTGACATCACGGGTAACAGTCACGGACTGGCTGATGAATTTGTGCAGCCCCTGTGCAGGCTGCAAATTCACCGCGATCCCAATCGAGGGCGTCTGACTGATTTGATTTAACAAACCCTGTGTGGGTTTGACTTCATTCCAGGCGTCAAGCGTGACAGCCTGACTGACCAGATTTAACAAACCTTGCGTGGGTTTGATTTCACTCCATGAATCCACCGACACGGATTGGCTGACCTGGTTCAGCAACCCCTGTGACGGGCTGAGTTCACGGATTGCCGCCCACTCAAGGGTTTGACTTACCCAGTTCCACAGTCCCTGTGACGGTTCCAGGTTGACGATGATTTCACCGAAATCAATCGCGGGCGTCTGCCCTTCGGAAGTCCATAAGCCCTGTTGCGGATCAACCCTCAACGTGAAGGTGATTGAGGGCGTCTGCCCTACAATGTTGTGCAGCCCCTGGCTCGGAGTGGCTGTCGCTACAACCGGAAATGTCAGACTCGGATCAGACTGATTGTACGAATCAAAATCTGTGTCATCTTCCTGGTTGATGTGTAATTCAATCGTTTCACCGGCATACTCTGCTGAACGAAACTGAATTGAATAAACAAACTCTGCACCATTAGTGGTGAAGTCAGCATTAGCACCCCCAGCAACCCCATCGCCACTATCGAAAGCCTCATTGGTTGAATCGTGAGTAAAACTGGTGATTAACTGGCTGGTATCAGCCCCGTCAGTAACAGAGCCTGTTGTGGTTGATCTGACATAGGACGATGTTGAATTAACATCTGTCCAAGCCCCGCCATCCACACGATAACGCAGTTGCGCCGTGGTGTTCTTGCTGGCGTTTCCTGAAGTTTCCTCCAAACCCCAGCGAATGAAATAGGTTGTATCCAGTGCCAACGTGGGATTCACATTGACTGTTCCGATCAAATTACCCGATGTGCTTTCAGCACCCTCTGACTGGAACTGCCAGTTGGTGACGTGCATGACGGGCGGATCGGTAGCCCTGGCAACAGGGCCGGAATACTCATATCCCTCGTTGAGTATTTCTACATATTTTTCACCATCCCATACCCATTCGGTGCGGGTGTTAATCCATTGTGTCTTTGTCTTTTTTAGCTTGTTCATAGACACGATTAAACTCACCTTTGTCCGTCATTCTGCCAACAATCAATTTGGAGATGGGTATCTGATGGACTAGGTGATCCACCATGTCATTCTGATAAAAATGTAACCACTCCCTGCCGTTGTAAGCGTAATAGGGCGCATTACTTGATATATACCATCTGCCGTCACTGGTCCTGCGCTGCAGGATAGCTAAAACCCCATAAGAAGGCGCGGATTGTACATCGTCATCATGGGTAAGATGATCGGTGTAATAAATCCGAAAATGTTTCATCGCCTGCGGGTGAATCCAGTAGATGTCCTACGATTCGACTCTCTCAACAACCTTTTGAGTGCTTCCTGTTCCAACAGCTTGAAACCCTGCGCCCGCTCAAAGTCTCGAATAACCCGCATGCAGACATCGCTTTCCGCCCTTGAGCGTATCAGTTCCTCCGCTTCCACCATCCAGGCATTCGTATCTGTCGCTGTCGCCAGAGATGACAGGTTCTTGATGTAAGAGATCGTCAGGGTATAGGCGCCGTTCGGTATCGGATACAGCCTAAGCTGATCGTTGTAGATGGCAAAGTCTGTGGGATACCCGGTATAGGTTGACGATGATATGTTCCAGTCTTCCAGTTCATTGTAGGTTCTTTCAATCAATGGATAGGCATTGTTGTTGATCGTCACCGTGATGGAATCAATCCCGCGAAAGTCCGTTGGTAGGTCATACCATTCCTGTGAGGCGACAGTCGAAGCCGTGGCGCGTTCTTCTGAAAACCAGAATCTTTCCCCTTCAAAGTGTTTCACCGCTGTCAGGATTGCCGTGCGGGCATGTGAAGTCATGTCCGTCCGGTTTAATTCATCTGCAATGCGGTTTTCCATCGTACCCAAATCACTCATGACGCATGCGTGTCCTATGTCTCTTTAAGCCAACCTCAGTACGGAATTCGTTTTTACAGACAGGACATAAAAAAACCGGCTTAACCGGCTTCACTTCCCTGACTTCAGGCGTCCCGCCACGCCTACGCACTTTTAACCTCGCTTCTCTGCATGCAATGGTTCATCAGGGATTTTTCAGTAAACCATTCGTCTGCAAAGTCGACGTGTGCGTATTCACGGAAATACGGCCCGCCGATTGTCCAGTGAACATTTTTCACGTCCTCCGGTGGAGAGGCGTATTCACCCACCAGCCAGTTCCATCTGACATCAAGTTCGCCGATTTCCTCGTCCTTCAGCCAGGTGAATCTATGTAAATCAAGCCCTGATGCAGTCTCCACCCATTCCGGCGTGACGGCTTGATTAGAAGGGTGCGAGCAATCCCACAAGACCACGGACGACCAGTTTTTACGCGGATACGGGTATTGAACGGTATCCAGATACTTGATGTTATCGCTGGGTTTATAGGAATGCTGCACCACATAAACGGCCTTCCCTGGGTCCAGTTCTGCCTGTTCAAGAATCTCCGCAATGTCACATCTCAGCATCATGTCGCAGTCCATGAACAGCGCGAAACCTTGATAGTTGTTCAGGTAAGGCACTAAAAAGCGTGAAAAAGAAAACTCGTTGCTTTGTTTTGGGTCGCGTTTACGATTGAAGATTTTCTTCAGGTTGCGAATATTAACCGGCGTAAAGGACACCGGGATCGAGCTTCGACTTAGAATCGAATGCGTCAATGTGTGCCATGCCACCGATTCAACCGGATCGTAGCCGATATATATTTCTAGTTTTTTCATGTGTGCCTCGCCATGATGGTTAAAAATTCACCGTTTTCAGTCGGGTCCATCTGAATTCCGAGTATCGTGAAATGTTCGGACAGTTTTTCACGCCACCAGTCAACACCCCGAACAATCAAATGTGTGTTTCTGCCGTCTGGTAGTTTGCGCTTTGCTTCCCTTGTTGCCACGGTCATGACAAACAATTTGCCCAATGAATGAATATGCGATAAAACCTCATCCAAGAATTCCGGCTCAATATGTTCCATCACATCAGTACACACCACCACATCCACGGGATCGGGCAATTTTTCCTTGCCTGGAATGCAAGGGTCATACTCTGATACCGGTATGTCAGAAAGTTGGCTGAAAGCGTTCTTAAATGTAGACTTACCACAGCCGTAGTCCAGCACAGACTGTGCGCCAGACTCTTTGACCAAATCCGCCACGGTGACTGCCCACTTTCGCCCTGAGCGTCCGTAGTCCTTGCGTTCCATGTGCAACTGAGTATTTAAGGCTCTGTATTCTGCAGAAATCATCACCACCACCCGATTGCGGTTTTGTTGCCAATAATCTGCACGTTGTCGTAGCCCAGTTCAAATAAAATAAATTGCACTTCATCAGAACGCTGCGCTTCGCCTTTCGGAATCTCTGTGATAATCACAGGATGACTCTGCTTGATTTTGTTCTTTGCGCCTTCTAGTACAGCCATTTCCATGCCCTGCACGTCAATCTTAATCAGATCAATCTTCTCTACGAATTCCAAAGAATCCAGTGAATGCACCGAATACTCATCGCCATCCTTGTGTTCCCAGGCGCCGGAATTGTCAGGAGCCGGGTTGTACAAACCAATCCGCTTCGACTTCTCACCCAAAGCATAATTGTAGGTTTTCACGTTGTCTGGCACGTTCTTCACCAGGCAGTCGTAGTTATCCTTAACCGGCTCGAACGCGATTACCTTGTCAAATTTATCCGCCATGGCACATGACCAGAAACCCACATGAGCGCCCACGTCTACCGCTGTGCCGAAGCGTTTCGTTTTTTCAACGCCTTTGCCAAACAAAGCCAGCTGGTACTTGCCCTTTTTAACAAAAGGTTTGAAATGCGTATCTGACTTCGGCAATACAATGTGCTTATACGGCCCTATCATGAGGCCATCCGGTATTTTTTGTTACCTTTGAAATGCACCGCTTTGCCGTCCATCACCAGGTCAAAAACATTCACCGGGCCATCGCTCATTTCAATGTCTGCTGCCAGATTGCGTGACGGTAACTGGCTTTCAGTCCGCAAGACATCGAGAACGAATGAATCATGCCATTCAGGCAGTGCGAAGATTTGTCCGGTCAGATGTAAATTCAAATAAGCGTTAAAAAAGGCTTCTGCATAAGGGTGGGTCGTGTCCCAGCCAACAAGTGAGGCACAGCTATGCCAGCCAGGCCGACCCATATATGCCATAAACACTTCTTTCAGCCCGTCATCCAGCCAGGCTTCTGGAAGTGCTTTCTTTATTTCAGTGTCTGCGTCTATCCACCACAGGTTGCCCTGGTGTTCAGTCGCGGCGTCTACCTGTGCAAACATCTTTCGTGCAAAGGTATGCACGTCAAACCGATAGTTCCGTTGATCGTCCACCGTCCCTCTGAAGATGGGAAAGGTTGACCCGGTTGCGGTTAGGAATTCCTTACACCCTGGAACGTCAAACAGATTCTTATAGGTGACGTTTGGGTGTTCAAAGTCCGGTTCTTGTTCATAGTAGACAACAATCGGAAAATCCCAATACTTGACGAAACTTTTCAGGAATCGCCGCCCGTACAGCTCATAGCCGTCCTGTGAAAAGGACGTTAAAAATTTATTCATAATGTGCCTCATCATGGAAAAACAAAGTGGATCTCGGTATCAAACTCCTGCTCAATGTCGTTCAACAAGTCTTTCTCAATATCCCACCTGTGTGGTGGGTACTTGTCCCACTCAGGTCCGCGTGTGATCGACCAGCCGTAATCTCTGGTGAACACGTTATCAAATCCGAACAAGTCAATCCTTTCAGGCTTTAAGTGTTTCGCGGCATACAAAACAGCATGCAAGCCTGCGGATAGGTGATCCTCGCCCAGCTTGTCGGTGGATGACTTCTTCAGTTCCACCGTGTCAGGGAATTCACGCTCTGTCCGCAAGTCCCGATAGCGTTCGTTCCACTCGTCACACAATTTCCGATCAATGATGACCGGCTTGGGTGAGAAGTGTTCTTTGTAGGCCTCAAGATTGATGTCCTGATCCTTATGGCGCGAATCCGCAAAAACCCAATATCCATCTGCCGGGATGTTTTTAAGGTGTGCGCCAATCGTCAAAGACCCGCAGACCGCCGAGACCTTTCGGCCATAGTGGCCAGGATATTTCAGGGTATCCTGACAGCGTTTCAGACGGATCACCTTGTCATGCTCGTCGATCTCTTTACCCAGGAATCCGCCCAGCATGGAGGGTCCGTGTCCTATGATGGCTACATTCATGCTGCCGCCCGGGTGTCGAGAAATTCCGCCAAGTCGTCAGCCATGCGCTCGATCTGGTCATCACTCTCGTGATACTGACGTACCCAGCGCCCATAAAAGGCCATCTCATCCCGGTCTGAATACCGCCAGGCTTTCGCTTTGGGTGTGAATGTCCAGCAGTCCTGGCCAATTGCGCCGCAGACATGCACGGCTGTGGTGTTCGGCACGATTACCAGGTCCAGTGCCGCCATCAGGGCCACGCTTTCGTCATAGTCAAAGCCACGCACCACGTCGTCCCAGTGATGGACACGAATTCCGGTGTCGTCATAGAACCGATCCCACTTTTCTTTTGCGCCCTTGGTGTACTGCAAGGATATAAAAGTTGCGTCCTGTTCCAGTATGGGTAGAAGTTCTTTTAATTTATAACTTCTCTCATGCGAGGATGTGCGCTTGTTACCACCTGCGTATCCAATGCCTATAAACGGACCCTTGCCCCATTCCTGCAGCATGTTCTGATAGTCTTCCACCATCTCGCTGTCAGGCGTTAAATAAGCTGTCTTCGGAAAATCGCCGTTCATGCGGTAACGGTGCATCAATGACCCGATGGCTATTTTGTACCCGATGTCATCCCGATCCATGGGCCAGGTGATTTCCATCTTCTTTCTTGTCGGGACAACCTCGACATCGAAAGACCTCTTAAATAAATTCTCCATTCTTGGGTGACATTCATATATCACCCTGTCTTTGCCGACTTCATCAATGAGGTCATTCATACATGACGCGAAAAGAATCTCATCGCCCATGCCCTGCTCACCGTAGACGATAATCTTGCCGTCCTCCTGGCCTTCCCACCAGGGAATCTTTTCAGGGTCTTGGGCAAAGAATCGTAACGGGCGATCACCGCTCAACAAACCGGCGTCCATCTCTTGAAAGCCTCGGTCCCATTGTTCCATTTCCAATAAGACCAGGCCCATGTTCCAGTGAGCTTTGGGTGAATCAGGGTTTAGCTCAACCGCTTTTTCGGCATAAGGCAGCCCCGGTTTGGGATCGCCTGTATTGATATATAACGTGGTTAAATTGTTGAAGTAGTCAGACAGGACTTTGTGATCTTTTTCGTCCGCATACTGTACGGCTTTTAAGAAACACTCCAGCGCCTTGTCGTTCTCATGCTCGGCCTTCCAACTGCTGCCCAAATTATTCCAGCATTCATGAAAATCCGGGTGGTAATACAAGACACGCTTAAATAGCGCAATCGCCACACCGTTGTAGCCATACTGCATGTTTGCCGTCGCTAGAAGAAATGTAATCACAGGGTCTTCAGGAACGGTGTTCAACAATGCGGAATATTCATCAATGAGATACTTGAGTTCGTCCGCCGTGGATGCTGTCTGCTGCAAAGCGTTCAGTCTTTTAAGTTCTTCTCCAACAATCATTCTGTGCCTCAGAAATTAGTCGGGGGGCCGAAGCCCCCCTATGGGTTAGCCATCGCCCTCTTTCTGGCAATCATAGGTGATCGCCAGTGAGAAGATGGTCGTTGCAGTACCAGTATCAACGAAGTTCGTCAGCGCAATCTGCACGATACTTGATGACGTGTGCCTATATCCAATTTGTGCATAAACCGGATTGTAGGTGCTGATCTCAAGTGATCCAGATGCAGACTGGATGATGGCTCCGTTGCTGTTACCGCCAGTGGTGGTGATTACCGCGACATTGCCGCCGCCAGTGGTGTCGAATGCGTTGTTGTCGATGCCTAACGTGGCGTCAACAATTCGCGCACCGCCCGGCAGGGCGCACATGGCGATGGACATGGAAGCGGTTGCAGTCTCTTGCAGCTTGTATGTGGTCTGAAAGTAATTCAGGCCCGCATGCACTTGCGGCATGGTGTTGCCAACTGCAGTAACGTCAGAGTTAATAAAATGTGCAGCCATTTCAATTACCTCCCGTTCGCAGATTCAGCCGCAGCAGAATGCGCCGCCGAGACTGTTACAGTTGCAAAGTCATTCGAGTTGTAAACAGTCTTTTTCAAGCCCGCGATACACCCGGCTGACACACCCAGTTGATTGCCGTAGTCGAACATCTCCTCATTCCAGTCCATCCGGTCTTTCGAGAATCCTCGACCAAAGGCAAACATTGCCGCCTGCGCCCCGCACAACACCGCACGTCCTGTGGTGGATGCACCGCCGGTTGATATCCTGGGAAGCCTGAAGGCTTCATGCAGAATTACACCGTTGTACATGCCCAAGGCTCCGGTGAAGATTGGGTTCTTGCTGATTTGACCGCCCTGCATTGCCGCCTTCTGGATGTCACCCCATTGCAGCGTGTTCGTGTCCCGTCTGAGATCGTAATGCTGTTCTGGCGTGATAAACATGACGTAATGCTGCCCGGCTTCCGTGTTAATCGGACGGATAATGGGCGACAGGGTGCGGGCTTTAAGCGCCGCTTCGTCAATCAGTGACAGGCTGAAGATTGCACTGGCCGTTGCCGTCAGGGTGCTTTCAACCGCATGACCGTTCGCAAAAATTACATTGCTTGCAGTCGGTGCAGTGGCCGCATTGTTCCCTGTGTAACGGGTGTCGGTTTGTGCGCTGTTGCCTGAAATTTGGTTCATGAACCAGGAATCAAACCTGTCCGCCCACCAATCCTGCAGACCCATCCGTGCTTCTTCACGCACAGAAAAAGGAATGCGCTGCTCGGTCATCTTGCCGCCGCTTCTTACAGCGTGGCGAAGTTGGTCAATCAGCAGATTGTCGGTGTGTGTGACAAGTTGTTCTTCATTGCCTTCGAGGGTTCCGTCACCTTGTATACCCGTGCCCGCCAACTGCATACGCAGGATGGTACGGATTCTGTCGCCTGGCCCTTTCTGGGTGTCATCTTGTACCTGGCACAAAGAGTTTGAATCCTTGCCCATGAATTTCGATGCCCAGGTTTGCTTGAGCGCCTCGCGCATGAGTTTGCGCGACCAAAGTTTGACGGCCTCATTGGCATTTACTCCATACGAAGTTGTAGCCATTTTTTTAACTCCAAAAATTAAGGTCGTGATTTATTGGTCGTGAGCCTGACCAGGCACAGCGGTTTGAGTCCTCGCACGGACCAGCAATTTATAGCCTCGCTCGGCTGTGAGGGCATGTGAGTTTAAGGCCCGGCACATGAGGGCCACAGCAATTTTGAATCTCGCTCGATTAGTTTTAGGTGAACCAACCACAGCCCTTTTACTTCGGGCTAGAAGTACAGGTATTTGCGATTACCCACGGTTGCACCGTGGCCCTGTAGTGTAATTCTATATTCGTCTTCAGCCATATCACCTAAAGACGCGATCTGATGATAGGTTGCGCCATCATGGATGTATAGCTTGCCAATCTCGTAGTCCATGAAGTGCATGCCTTCATCCCACCAGTTTAAGCCACCGCCAAAGGACGGCAGTTCTAAAGGTAAAGTGAAGGAAAACACATCATCGGCCCGGCCCCAGATTTTCGCCCAGGGCGTGTCTACATGAATACTACCCACCAGGCCATTGCTTTGTTTGTCAAAGATGTGAAAGCCCGGCAACCCGATGGTTAAGTCATATTCCCCGTCAAAGTATGTCTTGATGTCCTGTAACAAGTCTGGAAAGTAGTGCCAGATGACCGGGTTGACCTGATGCGCCAGTTCCCGATAGTCCCTGTCCAGATAGGCGGCTGCGCCCAAAGTGAAAAAGCCTTGCCGTTCTGTCCAGGCATCCCTCAAATACTTGACACGTTCTGCATAGTCTTTGACAGGGAAGTCTTCAATGCGCCCTAGCTTCCTTTTCATACCTGGCCCAGTAAGCATCAAATTCTTCATCTGACATGCCGGAAATGTCTGACACATTCGGTTTTACATCAGGGTTCGAGGTAGTGCCTGCCAAAGACTGAGATGCCGCCTGCCCTTTGTTGATTGTGTCGAGTTTGGACTTGGCTTCAGTCTCGGGCTTCTTATACCCCTGTGACTTGGCCATGTTGTAAACGATTTCCGCCGGGTTTTTACCCATTTGCGCGGCCTGGGCGATGAGATTGAAGCTCTCTTGTTGCAGGATCTGCTCGATGGGTGTGTTCACGCCCATCTGTTCATTGAAAAACCTCAACTGCTCGGCGCGTTTTTCCATGACAAAATTCAACGCATCGCCATAGTCTTCGTGCTTTGTGGCAAATTCATTAACCTGTGTGCCAGCCCAGTTATTCAGATTGGCAATCGCTTGCTGTTGCTGCATGGCCTGCTGGTATTGCGCTTGTTGTTGCGCTGTCATCTGCTCCATGCCGTCAATCTTGTTCTTCATGTAACCCAGCGGGTCATTATCGAAACTTTGGCTGTCTTCTTCCTGAGCCTTGCCTTGGCGTAATTCGTTAAGCTGTTCTTTCAAGGACATCAGTTCTTCATTCTGACGCCTGAGTGCTTCCGCCTCTGCCTGGTAACGCTGTCGTTCCTGCATTTCTGCATGGAATCGCGCATGCGGGATGGTGTTTTCTTCCTTGGTTTCCTCTTTGGCTTCTACCGGCCTTTCTTCGGCGGCTGTGGCTTCTTGGGTGTCTTGCACTTCATCTTGTTGCCCTCCAGTCTCAAAAAAATCACGTTCTTCAGCTGTTTCCTCTAAAATTGCCTCGTTCATCTGTGCCTCACAGTGTTGCTCGTTCAATCATCTTGCTAACTGTCTCTGCCTCTTGGTTAGCAACCCGTCTTTCTTCAATTTCTAATTTCTTCGCGTCTTGCGATGTCTTCATGCCGTCAATCTGATTCCTGAATTGTGCGACCTGGTTTTTGCCGCCTTCTGACTGCGCCCTGGCGTAATTCAAAGCGGCCTGGGATTTCTTCTGTTCAACGTCCGCCATCATCTTTTGTGCTTCAGCTTGAGCTTGTGGATCTTGCTGCGATCCGACCATCATTTCCTTCCACTTGCTGACAAGCGAAGACGGCAAGGGCATGTAATCAAGCACATCCGGCGGAATAGGCGCACCCATTTTCATCAGCGCGGGCAAAAGCTGTTGCAGGACAGCAAAGGTTTCTTCTTTCTGGCTTGTGGATGTGGGTGATTGATCCACGATAATGTCGTATTTGGTGGCCTGCTGATCGCGCATCAATGGGATGTATTGTTCTGTCCCATCGCCGCCGATGATCTTGATTAATCTTCCGTCGGAGATGTACGTCTGAATGAAGTAAAGCAGCACCCGGCCACGCTCTTTCTGGTAACGCCTTAACGCATCGAAGAAAGACGAAAGGATCGTCATGCCTGCCTGCTTTCTTTGGGCTTCCAGAACACCGGCTTGTTGCCTGTCCACCAGGCCCATTAATTCAAGGTTGACGCCTGAGACATCACGAATCGCACTGACAGCGAAGTTCATCAGCCTGTCCAGCCCTGCCGGGTAGGCAATGGGATTCCTCTCCTGTATCGCACCTCGACCTAACGCACCATCCCTGACAGTGATGAGTGGATTCGGTTGATTCCACTTTTCTTCCGCCTGGCGTGGGTTGGCTAACGCGGATTCTTCGACAAATGCACCACCCGTGCGGTTGCTTACAAGGATATCCTGAATCTCGGCAAAGAATTTGTTTGCCCAGCGTTGCGGATCTCTCATCCCACGAACTAAGCCATAATAGGTGTTGTCGTTCATGTCCCGCTTGCCCGTCATGCACAGCAGGGTAAAGCTGTGCGGACAAGGGCAATCGCCTTTCTCCAGCACAGACGACCCACACAGAAACGCCTGGTAATAGTATTTCTTAACCTGTTTAACCGTCTGCAGATCGTCGATTGCATCTTTGATCTTGTTGTATTTTTTCTCGTCCAGTTCAACCAGTTCACCAGTCATCGGATCGAGTACGCGGTACATCGGCTTCCGTTCACACCACTGATACTGCAGGACGAAGACCTCATCTTTTTTCGGGTTGTTCCATTCACTCTCACCCGATTCGTATTTCCAGGCTTCCTGTGCATCATGCGTATCTAAACGATCGTCACCTTCCCAGAAATCGCCCTCGGACGGTTCCAGCTCTTTCATCTTGGGCCAGCGGGCTTCTGCTTCTTTGCGTGGTATCCATCTGCCTCTGAAAACATACTGGGCATCCGACAGGTTGCGCTTGCGAGATGATGAATCCCACCAGACTTCTAGCGGTGAAATGCGCTCGGCTGAATGAATCTTGCCGTCAGGATCGCTGTCATACGATATTCGGGTTTCCGTCCAACCCATGCCCGAGATGACTAAGTCCCAGAAACTGTCTGAGATTTCGTCCTCGGCGTCGCATTCATCATCCACCCATGCGGCTGCGCCTGTGAGGATTTCACTCACTTGCACATCACCCAACTGGCGAGGCGTGAAGCGGATATCCTGGCGATTGTTGACCTGATGACCACACACGCTGTCAATGACAGGACCGATTCGATTGAAGACAATAGCAGGCCTCAAGGCGTCCTCAAGTTCTCCCAGTTCGTCATCTGTCCACTGCTTTCCAGCGACAAACTCATAGTCAGCACGGGCTTCCTGGCGCCATTGAGATGAGTGTGCTTTGCTTTGCTTCCAACGCTCCTGGACTTTTTCTACAAAGTCATCGGGCGTCTTCTCTGTTTTAACTTCCATTATCTCGTCCAGGCTGATTGTCTGCGTTTGGGTTTTCTTTCATATCTTTCGGGAATTCCTCTTACGTCCAATCCGGCCATGGTTAAAACAAAACTGTCCGCTTCGTCTGGCGATTCAACGCCGCGGGATTGCAAGTCTTCTTTTCTCTCGACCACGATCTTGGCCGTGGACGAGAATTTGTATTTTAGTGTGGTGAGTTGCCCGATCAGGGTTTCATCATTCGGGATTTTGCAATCTCGTGCTTCAAACCATTCTCTCGTTTTCCACCACAATTCATCCCTAAGACGGTTGAATCGTTGCCTGCCTGAAGGTGTCTCGCCCACATTAATCCCTCTTACGGGCAACCCTAGCTCTCTACACCTGTCTACCACGCCCGCGCCCAGTCCCACGCTGTCAATCAGAATCTCAACCGGGCGTTCGTCTGAGGGCGTGTCTTCATATTCAGCCAGGACCAGGCCAGATACCTCCATGAGATCGCGCTTTCTCCAGGACTTGATCGGCTCAAGCAGGACATTCCCTCTGCGCTTGGCCAGAGCAGTCCGGCAATTGCCAAACCTCGCCACATCTAATCCCCATACAGGGCGAATCTCAACCTGTGCAACATCCCGATCATGTGCAGCCTCAACCAGTGACAATGGAATCAGGACGTCATCTTCTTCCGTTGGGAATTCGCCTAAGACCCGGACCCGGTAGACGTTGGAATCCAGGCCATACTTCTCAGCCATCTCTCTTGGATAGCTTGCGCTTGCATACGGTGTGCCTTCGACATCCAGGCAAGAGACTTTCTTTGTCCACCAGTGCTTTCTTTGTTTGGTGAAGGCTTCATAAAAATACCCCGATGGCCGGTTAGGGTTGCCCACCATCACCGTCTTTGCGCCAGGTGTGGACATCGCACCAGACCCGACTTCGAAGATGATGTCTTCAATGCCTGACGCCTCATCACACAAAAACAGCATGTTCTCTGAATGAAATCCCTGGAAGGTTTCAGGCTTGTCAGGATTGCTTGATCGCGCCACGGCAAAAGACGTTTCTTCGTGGCCAACCATCGAGAATCTTTCAGACGTGAGCCGGAATTGCTCTCGCAGGAAGTCAGGCAATTTTCGATGCCATAGTCCCAATTCGGCCCACAAGACATCCTGCAACTGATGCGCTGTCGGCGCTGTACAGGCGACCTTTGCCGGGTATCTTGTGCATAACCACCAGAGAATCACCACAGACATCAGCGTACTTTTGCCCACACCATGCCCAGATCGAATGGCGAGTCTGTCGTGGGTGTTGAGTGCCTCTAGGGTTTCAGCCTGCCAGTCTGCAAGCGTGATGCCGAGTGTTTCAGTGGCGAAGGTCGCCGGACTGTCCCGCCAGGTTAGAATCCGTTGCTGCGCCGATTTCGTTACCGATTCCGGTGATAAGTCCTGCAAGGCTTGTCTCCAGTTTGACTGTGGAATCGACTTGAGCCGCAGAAAGATTAGGCAATGTCTTGTTTAACAGAATCTCAGCCGCACGGATTTGGGTGCTGGATAGCTCCAACTCGCCAACTATATGTTTTGCAAGGCGTTCGACAATCATAGTGGTCTTGATCCGCTGCCTTGTGTTTTCGCTTAATCCTGGCCGGTTTCGTGCTGCCATGGGTGCGCCTCAAAATAAAAATGCCCCGAAACCGGGGCAGAAGGAAATATGCAAAAATCGCAGAGACAATGCGCCTCATACACTTGACTTTAGCAGTTTTTGCAGAAAAGTCTAGTACAAACTTAAATCTTTTTTAGTACGAACCGGAAACGCCTCTGGATTTCAGGAATTCATGCGCTTTATGCAGCCTGTCGTAAAACGTCCGCTGCTTTACACCCATGAGTCTGCAGAATCGCGACACCCTTTCGCCGTCCCGCCCTGATGAGAGGTATTTCGCCACGATGACCTGTTGCTGGTCCTTCGGTAATTCCTGAACCAACCTGTCAACAAAACTCATGGCCGGGTTGCAAATTAAACTGACCGGCACAATAGACTTGCCTGATCTTTTTGCCCTTGTCCCACTTCCAGGCAGCTCACCCTTTGCCAGCTTACCTTCACTGACAAACGGCTTATATCCGATTTCGCAACTGAGATTTCTTTCGTCTGCGAACAACTTAAATTCCGCCCACGCATTCAGGGCTAAATGGACTTTTCGAATCATTGCCAGGATTCCACCTTAATCCATCCAGTGACGCCCTCATCCCTGAGTTTCTGAATTCGGTTGAATTCCTTCCGATAGTGTGCGGCGATTTCTTTTTCCTCCTGCTTGGAAATCTTCACGATGGAATTTTTCTTTTCTTCAAGATTCTCCAGCGCACCGTCACCCAACTTCGCTCTGATCCATCGGGCGAACTCTACCGGGTTGCCGCCGAGTTTCTGGTGGCACGAGAAACAGTGTGCGCTTGCATTATCAGTTGCCCACCTTGTCGCCCTGTTTCTGCGTGAGAAGTGGTGAGAACAGTGCAGCCCTTGTGCGTTCGGCAAATACTGCTTCCCGCAGCACTCGCAGGCCCAATTACTCCTAATGCGGATCGCCCGTGAAAACCAGACATCAGCCGCCTTCAGCTTCATCCAGCCAAAAACTCCACATCAATTATCATATTAACCTCCAGACGCCTAACATGGCGCTCAATCGGACGGCTGCGCCGCCGCTTACCTTGGCGTTATGCGCCAATCATCCCTGCCGCCTGTTGGCGTTTAGGCTGCGCCAAAATTCAATCGTCAACTCTGCGCGTTTTCGTTTCGCCTGGTATATTTCCATGTCCAGCATCGCGGATTCGAATTCGTCCAGCATCTCTCTATAGCCTAAATCGTTCAGCGCCAGGGCTTCCCGCTCCGCCACTGTTCCATCTGCCTCCAAGAATGCGGCAGCCTTGGCGGTTTTCAATCTGTACTCCAGCCCTTTGGCCTTTGTTTTGGCTTCGGCATAGGCTTCGTCCGTTTCTGCCAGGTAATGCAAGGCCTTCTCTGCGTGTTTCTCATCAATCATTTCTTTGTTCCCAATGCTCAAACAATTTGCATTTCACGCCTGCGTTCGGGTAATGGCTGAGATCAAACTTGCACCGTGGCCCGTTCAGAAATGAGTGAGCGCACAAATCACAAGGCTTTTCTGGCCTTGCGGATCGCGGTTTCGGCTTGAATCTTTCGGTGATTTTGGAGCTCATCCAGAAGTTCCTTTGATGGTGTTATTTCTATCTCTTCAGCAGGGCCGAAGATTTTTTTTGTAATCTTGAGCAACTCAAGCAAGCCCGGATCGTTCTCTGCAAGGTGCTTGGCGACAATCTTTCTTGCTTCTTTCGATTTCACTTTCACAGTCTTCTCATCTACCCAACTGTAATCTTTCTCTTGCTTCCAATAGCATTTCACCCGCGACCCTCCAGGTTTTTGTTAGAACAATCTTGCACAATGGACACAATTCGGCGTTGCTGCTCACAATGTCATCCTCCACGATTGGTTGTTTGCATTCTTTCCGCAGCCCGCAGCACTTTCTTTTATTAAAAATCGCGTTTGGCGTGCGTCCCAACCGTTCGGCCATCATCTTGTCGAATGCTGTGCAGGACATTTCACCTGTGTCCACCAATCTGTCATATTCGAACGTCAGCATGATGACTTCGCGTTCTGTCCAATCCGGCGCTCTCAAGTTTCCTCCTCATTTTTTTGATTTCTGCGATAACAATTTTTTTATCCGCTTTCGGCCTGGGTAAAGCCTTCGGGAATATTTTGTGTGCGATCCACGAATCATCGGTTAGGCAAAGTTTTTTGAAACTGGGCAAACTGGGTGGGAATTCACCGTCAAGCTGTCGCAAGCCCCTCTCAATCTGGGCATCAGTGTACCCACTCAGGGAGTCCGTCCATTCCGCCAGCATCAGCTTCGATAACCTCCCGTCCTTCAGCTGGCTCGTCCAAGTGTTCCCATACATGGCCGATAATTTCGTGAAGATGTAGCGGGTTCGCTTCATATCCGGCGGCGTCTTTCCAGATGTTGTCGAGTGCAATTCCGCCAGTGCTTGTTGTGGATTTATTTTCTGCATTGGTTTTCCTCAGTCGGTTTTTCAGCCATTCGGCCTTAACACCCTGCCAGCCTGCGTCAATCGTTTCGTGGATTGCTTCGTCCGGTGTGATGCCGATCTCGGCACTGGCTTTCAGGGCTTGCAACATGGCGCGATTGAATGCGTTTTGCGTGAGTGGTTTTTTCAGGTTCTTGCGGTGCTGGATAAATTCGTCTGCCGCTTCTTGGGAGATTCCTGGTGGTGGGATGAATTTTTCTTTTTTATTTATTTTTTCTTTATTGGGGATATTGGGGTATTGGGGTTTGTGTGTAGATTCTGCACTTTGGGGTGAAAAATCTGCACTTTGGGGTTGCAAAATCTGCACTTTGGGGTCTTCGTCTGAAAGTGTAGATTCTGCACTTTGGGGTAAGGCTAAAATGAAGCAAGTTTGCTCTCTTCCACCCTTCCCGTTGCCGTGAATTTCGCGCTTAATTAAGCCCTTTTCCTCCAAGTAAAACAGGTGGTCAACAACTGTCCTGTTACTGGCAATCCCGGTTAATTGCTGGAGGGTTTTGATGCACTGGTAACACTTGCCATCCTTATAGGCTTTGTCAGCAAGTGCCACCAATACAAACTTAGGGCCAGACTTAATATTTTGAGCAAAAGCCCAATTAAGTGCTTTATTGCTCATTATTAACTAACGATCCTTAAATCAGCCGTGGTTTCAGCAAGACGATTGAAGATGTCAAACGCTTTCTTGTAGCGCGTATCACCATCATGCTTATCAGGATGCAATAAGGAACGGATGAGCTTGAATTCCTTATCCGTCATATAAGCCTTCACGCCTGATTTGAGCTTAACTGCATTATCAAACTCGGTCTGTGCTTTTTGCTTTAGGTCTTCAAGCTGCTTACGCTGTTCTTTGACCTTGACTTCTACTTGCTTTTTAACTTGATTCTCAAAGTCATTAGCCAGCTTTACAGCGGCAGACTTGACCACCCTCTCAACCTGCTTTTTATACTTGGTGGGGATGTTTGGTAATGAATCAGTAACAAATCTCTCAATAGCATCGCCAGAATCGACTTCGACAGGTTCCTCATATACACCTAGCAATTTATCTACTTCTACCTGTAGATCGCGCTTAGACCACTTGTTTTGCTCGGCTTGATTCAGTAATGACTTGGCTTGCGTTTTGTTGATGCGGCCATCGTGGGCTAACAACAGGTGGTGAGTGAAACTTAGGTTGTCACTCCGGAGTGACATTGCAAAATAACTCGCCACAGCCCCCCAATTCTTGACTACCTTATAGTTCAGTCCTAACGACTCCACCTCTTTCTGCTTGTCCCCATGAGGGATGGTGTTGTACCAATCACCCATTGCCCATTGATAGCCTTTATCAAATCGCTCTTTTGTTTCTACCAATGAAACACCAAGTTGGTGATGTTGTTCGGGAGTGATGTTGTCGGGGATAACTAACCCCACCTCTGTAACGCCACCATTTTCTATTTTCTTTAGACTACTCATCTCGTTTCTCCATTAAGACGGTACGCCCCGATTAAGAGGCGCACCGTATTCACTTACGCAGCTTCTTCAGTAACGTCATCACGCTGGTCTTCAATAAGAAGACCAACCATCTTGCCGTTATGAAACTTAAACCCAGCTTTAACCAAGATACGGTTTAACCGATCCCATACCTCACGCTCTGATAAGTTAGTCTCCTGCATTGCGATGTGCAGACGACCACCATACTGCTTATCGTGATCCATAAGAATACGAACAGCATGTGCATGGTCGAACTGTGATGACCCGGTATTGGCTGAACCCCTGAGATACCTCTCCATGTCGATATAACAGGCATCATCATTAGCCCTTAATAGGTTCTCAATGATGTTATATATCGTGGTGGGCTTGGCTGTTTTAGCCTCTACTTCGCTAAAGCGATAAAGTGAACTAACCATGATGGTTACTCCTATAAAATGCTCTGATAAAACCGGCAGAGCTGCGGTTGATGGCAATACCCATCCCAATACGTTTACGCATTCGGATAAGCATTACTTCAGGTAATACCTCGCAAATCGGACGCTATGCCCGTACTGATTAAACCCGGTTTCGATGTGTGTCTGAATAGGATGGCCTTTGTCTCTCAGGTCTTTGACCCTGGCGGCCAGGCGGAATACCCCAGCACGGATCATGTCTTTTTGTGTTATTGAACCTTTCTTCAAGGCGGTCAAAACGATTTGCTCTTGGTTCATCCTCCCTCCCTAAAAAATGCCCCCCGAAGGGGGCAATCCCGGTTGTTGCGACTTTCGGTTGGAGACACCCGAGGGGGTTCGGGTTGGAAACCGGGCAGTCGCCGCCCTAAAAAATGTCTGGTCGTAACATCTGGCGGGTGATTTCGCCCTTCGTCAGAGCCTCTATCTGTTTGGCTCTTAATGGCGGGATTTGATAAACGCCATTGACGTAACAGGACATCAGCCCTTTGGAGATTCCCAAGGCTTTCGCCATGGTGATCTGCTTGATTTTGTGTTCTTTCAGGTAATTCTTAAGCATAGACGAAGTTTAGTCCATCGAAACGGACTATGCAACCGAAATATGTAGGTCATCCAGTGAACCATCCATTTATGTTAAACTTTGTAAATTGCCGGATACGCTATAATTTCAAGGTGATTCCCTGGTACACCAAAGCTAAAACGCTTTTAAGGGAGAGGCACATCACGCTTGAACAGGTTGGCAAGAAGCTAGGAATCGGCAAATCGAACGTGAGCCAGATGTTGAACGGGCGCACGAACGCGAAGATTGGCTATATTAAAGGGATTGCCGATATGTTGAATATGTCCGTTGCAGAACTGACAAGCGAAGACCATTACTACGTTTCGGACGAAACGGAACGTGAATTGATTGATGCCGTCCGCGATCTGGATGAGAAACAAAAACGGGAAGCACTCAAAATGATCGCCATCCTTAAAGCACTCGACACTTAGCATTTCCGCTAAGGATTTTTTATGCAAAAAATATTTCGATTAACGAAACTTTTACCTTGCCTTTGACGTTTCGATGAATTAAACTTTATTCATCAATCACAGGGGGCAACATGGACACATTCACATTCGGACTCATCGAGCTGTTTTTACTGCTAGTGCCGTTCCTGGCCTGCCTGGCCATCGGGTGCTGGGTGTCAGATGTCCTGCTTCCGCGAATCTTCAAGAGGTATCGGCCATGAAGCATGTTCCCCAGATTGGATGGGTGGATGAGCCACCCGAGGCGACTTGTGAATACCTGCGCCGGGCGTTGAACGAATACGAGGATCGCTTTCTTGAAAGCCTGAGCTTAGACGAAAGGCGGGCCATGGTTTTGTTGAGCCAATTAATCATCCAGCGCGAAAAAGCGTTGAGGGGGGAATAAGATGAAAAACATATTTCAAAGAATCAATGCCGTCATGGCTGAAACCAGTTATGTCAAGAAAGATTCAACCGTAGGCTGGGGCAATAATACCTATTCTGCTGTTTCACATGACGCTGTAGCTGGGATGCTGCATCCACTGTTAGTCAAACATGGGATAGTGATCTATCCATCATTAAAGTCATCTGAGAGCATCCCAGGTGTTACTCAAAAGGGTGGCGAAAAGATACGTTATGAAGCCACCTATTCTGTAGATTTCGTCAATGTAGACGCGCCCGAGGACAGGCTTGTTTTAGAGATCGAATCACATGCAGACGATAACGGCGATAAAGCACCTGGCAAGGCTGTTTCTTATGCCGTAAAAATGGCCATGCTGAAGGTTTTCGCCCTTGAATCTGGCGATGATGACGAATCGCGTTATGGTTCGCCAGAAGACCCTACTCCAGTTAAAAAGCCACGCAAAGTCAAAAGCATCCTACAGAAATTCGAATCAGCGGAATCAATCGAGGAACTCGCGGCGATCTGGAAGTCGCTGAACAAAGATCAACATGCGCTTTACGAAGATGACAAAAACCAAGCAAAAGAGAGGTTAGCTGCGTGAAGATAGCCCAATACAGAAGCGTGAAACATGATTACATCACCATCGGTGAGAGCCGGGAATTTTACGAAAACAAGGATGATTTTATTCGCATGACTGAATATGTAGAGGTTGATTTTGTTGAAAGGCCACGCGAAGAAATTGTCAATATCGAAATCCAAGCATTGAAAGATTTGAAAAAAGAAATCCATGCCGCCGCTCAAGCGCGTGTCATGGAAATCGACCGCAAAATCTCTGATCTGCTTGCAATCACACAGGAGGACTAATGGGCCACTGGTACGATTCAGAAGGCAACCCTCGGCATTTTATTGTTGGGAAAAACGGCAACGAAAGAGCAACCACTTTGCGTGATGCCAGGAAAGAAAACCTTTTCCCATCCGTGACAGAAATCTTGAACATGGCGGCAAAGCCTGCCCTGACCAACTGGTTAGTTGAGCAGGCACTTTTGTCGGCCTTGACTCTGCCAAAGGTCGAAGGCGAAAGCCTGGACGATTATAAAAAACGCGCAAAGCAGGATTCTACTGAGCAAACCAAGCAGGCGATGGAAACCGGATCGGCCATTCATGCCGATATAGAAGCCGTCTGGAAGGATGAACCCGCCGGGACATGGCGTGAGATTGCCGAGCTAGTTAAAGAAAGGACGCTTGAAGTCACTGGATTTGAAGACGGCTGGATAGCTGAAAAAAGTTTTTCGCACAATGGTTATGGCGGAATGTGTGATTTACACCATCCCGGTGGGTGGGTCATCGATTACAAAACCAAAGATTTCGGACCCGAGGACATGGGCAAGAAAATGGCTTGGGACGAACATGCTATGCAGCTTGCGGCATACGCACATGGACTGGGAATGGCGAATGCCAGGATGGCAAATGTTTTCGTCAGCCGAAACAACCCTGGCTTAATTGTCTGGCATGTTTGGGAAGAACGGGCCGATGAAGGCAGTCATTATGAAAAATTTCTCTGCCTATTGAAATACTGGCAGTTGACCAAGAATTATCAACCAAATGACGATATTCCTTTTTAGAATGAAAAGAGTATATAACAAAAATAAGAATGTTTATGACGCTGCAATGGAGCGCATAGATTTTATCTTCAATAATTTTGAACGGATATATCTTTCATTTTCTGGAGGTAAGGATTCAGGATTGATGATAAATCTTGTCATCCAATATATGCGTAAAAACAAAATAGATAAAAAAATAGGCATTCAAATATTAGACAACGAAGCTAATTACATTCAATCCTTGAACTTCATGCACTCTATATTGCAGAGCAATAGGGATTTATTCGATATTTATTGGTGTTGTTTGCCTATAACTTTGCCTTGTACGATCTCCTCATACGCTGTTGATTGGCAGTGTTGGGGAGAGGAAGACAAAGACAAATGGGTTAGGCCAATGCCTGACAATGACTACATTGTAAATATCGCCAATCATCCATTCGATTTCTTTGTTGAAAATATGCACTACGATGATTTTTGGGATGGTTTCGCAGAATGGTACTCACAAGGGAAAAGCTGCGCCAATCTTATAGGAATCAGGGCATCAGAAAGCCTAAATCGATTCAGGGCAATAATGAATGAAGATAAAGTGATGTTTTCTGGAAAACCCTGGACGAAAAAGAATACTTTGCACACTTATAACGTATACCCTATTTATGATTGGAAAACAGATGATGTATGGATAGCTAACGATCGTTTTGATTTTGAATACAACAAGCTATACGACATTTTCTATAGGGCTGGCGTACCAGTAGGAAAAATGCGGGTCGCTTCGCCATTTATGAGTGAGTCTAAAAGCAGTCTATCTCTTTATCGCGTCATTGATCCTGATGTATGGGCCAGATTATGCGCCAGGGTTGCTGGTGCTAATTTTATAGCGACATACGGAAAACAGTTGAGCTATCACTCATTCAATCTCCCCAATGGTCATACATGGAAATCATTTGTTAAGTTTTTGTTAGAAACCCTGCCAAAGGAAGTTGGTGAAAATTTTAGACAGCGTTTTATCCAGTCAATCAAATACTGGGGAAGGATAGGGCGCGGATTGCCAGAAGAAATCATCAGTGATTTAGAAAGCAATCGAATCCCCTTTAAGTTAAATGGTGTCACCCCTCATGGTGGCAACTCACTGCAACGGGTAATTATAAAAAGACCACCAGATCACCTGGATATGCTGAAGTGCCATAACAGCATGGTGACTTCATGGAAGCGATTTGCAATAACAATTCTCAAGAATGACCACACTTGTAAATATTTGGGGCTTGCTCCTACCAGGGAACAAGCTGTCAGGCAAAAAGAAATACAAGAAAAATATAGGAGCGTAGCATGAAGGTTATAAAAACAAATGAATTAGCAAATGAAAGAATTGTTTTCTGTCCGAATAATGGCTTTATAAGTAACAGGATTTTGATAGAAGAAGATAATGTTGGATATGGCCTACACAAAACAACCATCCCTGTAGGTGAAAAGCAATTTTGGCATTACAAAAATCATATAGAAAGTTGTTACTGCATCGCAGGCAAGGGTGAACTTGTCAATACAATAACTGGTGAGTCTTTCACTATTGAACCAGACACAACTTATATCCTAGACCAGCATGACCCACACACCTTCCAGGCTTTTGAAGAGGTTACGCTTTTATGTGTTTTTAACCCTCCGTTAAAAGGCAAAGAGATACACGGTGATGATGGGTCATATCCATCTGAATATAAATCACCTGTCTATGATGTAAGGCGAGTGCCGATAGATAAGGTCACTGCCAACGACTACAACCCAAACAGTGTTGCGCCTCCTGAAATGGAATTGCTTGAAACCTCTATTTGGGAAGACGGTTACACCCAGCCTGTAGTAGTTGTTTACAACCCAGATAGTGATACCTATGTTGTAGTTGATGGATTCCATAGATTCAAGACTCTCCGCGACTCTGAGCGTATTAGAGAAAGGGAAAAAGGAATGCTGCCTGTTGTTGTACTCAATAAAGAGATGTCAGACAGAATGGCATCTACTATCAGACACAACAGGGCGAGGGGTAGCCACAATATTGAACTAATGAGCAATATTGTTTCTGAGCTTGTTGAGATGGGGAAAGGTGACAGATGGATATGCAAGCATATAGGCATGAGTCCAGATGAGTTGTTACGGATGAAGCAAATTACCGGATTATCTTCTTTATTCCAGAATCAGGACTTTTCAGATTCATGGGATGCTGAAATGGAATTCAACGAAGATGCAGCTTAAACGTATTTACCATCAATATCAGATATGGGAAGAAATCAAACACAATATGTGGGGGACTGTATCAGACCGAAATTCAATGCTGGAGAAAGCAATAGAGTTTACTGGTAATCATAAGTTGTATGGTAGTTATATGAAGCGCGTTATTAATGAATGGATATATTCATGTGAAAACGCATTGACTGATTACAGTATTAATAGAAAGGCATGGGTTGGACATGCAGCTTGCGCCTTAGCATTAAATTGCCCAGAAGACATTACTAGAAAAGCCTGGAGTTACTTAACTGATGAGCAGCAATTATTGGCAAATAAAGAAGCAGAGCAAGCTATTCAAACATGGGAATACCATCACTTCAAAAATACAGAGTTATATAAGCACATGGGAACAGAGATGTTATTCGGATGGGATACCTGATGAGATACCTGAGCTACTTTCAAAGTCATTACGCGCACCATCCTATAAATCAATAGCAATGGCACTATTAAGAAATGATCATTCTATGAAATCTCTTGGTTTTTTTGGGCAAGATTCTGAATATTACTTCATGTTGAAAAGATCAATAAAATCGAAACAAATTGACATGTTTGAAATTTAATAAATTACACACCACAAGAGGAAGTAGCATGAGCGAAAAAGAATTTCCAGCAGGACTATTTGCACAGCAACCAAACGAAAACGCGCCGGATTTCGTGAAAGCAAAATTGTCAATAAAACGCAAAGACTTGGGCAACTGGTTAAGAGGTAAAGACGACGACTGGCTTAATTTCAACGTCAAAGAAAGTCGGGAGGGTAAATGGTACGTTGAATTGGACACATGGAAACCAGACAAAGATAAAGCAATGCAGCATGTCGAGGAAAGCCGAGACTTTTTAGATGACGATGTGCCTTTTTGAGCGCCCATGCGGTTAGAGGTGAGGCCCCGGGTGGCGGACCAAAAACTGAAACCTTCAAGCGGGTGTGAGGCCCGCACCTTAACGACAAGCATCTTATACGGAATTTTGAAATGAGTAGAACGAAAGCACAGCGAGCGGATGTGGCAAATATTTACTGGTTGACCGCCTGAAGATGAGCGAACAACGATGTAAACACGGGCTACCACGCAGCGAATGCGCCCAGTGCTTCGACGAGTTTTCTATACTCGTTGATGCGTTGTCGTTGAATCTGTTTAGCCCTGAAACCGTAGAAAGTGCGGCTAAGAAAGGCATTCGCAATCCTTCTGAGCCGAAGGAGCCATATATGTCTGGATACCGCGCTGGCTGGAACGATGCCCTAAAAGCACTAAGCACTTCTGCGGCTGGTGCATGTGCTACAGCATTAGTTGATGCAGCTAATAGCATGGTGAAGGTGTAAGGCCCGCACCTTAACGACTGAGGCCACCGGACGCCGCCAATGAACACGCAGAAAAAACCGCAATGCTTCCCGGCGTCCGGTGGAGCGACTTTTTACACGATTCTTGATACGAGGTGAGCCATGAAAATAATTGAACAAATCAACGAGATGCTAAAAGCCTTTAATCATCCACCTTGCGAGATTGATGTGGAAATTACCAGAACCAACCTTTGCCTGCACAGTAGTTTTGAGGCTGGCGAGAATACATTTGGCGTGTATCTATCGACAGGCAGTCACTTCGATGATGATGAACTGAACGAGGCAATCCAAAAATGGGCGGAAGGCGGCGACGTGGACATGAACTTCAGGTTCTCTGTAAGGGAATGCGTAGAGGACATGATCTTTTTTCACCGCCATATAAACGCAGATGACGTGGTGATGGATGAAGCCGACAAGCCAATGGTTGACGCATTGCGCACAGAATTGCTTGAAATGGTGGCGCGCCTCGATGAAATACGGTTTGCGCCCTAACGACCAAGTAACCGGCGGTTGAGATTAAAGCGAGAAACAGAAAACTAACACCCGATGATGTGCGGCTCATCCGCGCCCTGTATGAGGAATACAAGGCTGCAATGGATGCCGTGCGCCATCAGTCGCCACAGAAGTTGGCAGAAAAGTTTGGCGTGTGTCAGACAACGATTGAGAAAGTGGTGACATTCGAAACCTGGAGATGGGTTGAATGATCCTTTCGCCCAAGGAAATCAGCGACTTAACAGGCTACAAGCGGCCTGGGAAACAGATTGAAGCCTTGCAAAAAATGGGCATCAAATTCTGGGTGCGGCTTGACGGCAAGCCCGTAGTCCATGAATCTGCGCTGTCTCGGAGTCCGTCCGAGGCAACCTATAGACCAAACTGGGGGTAATCGTGAAGATTCATAGACATGGTAAAAACTACCGACTGAGGGTAAAAAAGGAAAACAGATGGGTCTGGATCAATCTGGGGCCAGATGAGCAGGAAGCCGTCAACAAGGCTGAGGAACTATTAGGCATCAGCCTAAACACCTTGTCCAAAGCAATCAGGCGCTACAGAAAAGAGGTTTTATTCACCAAGGCCGAAAAGACTTCCAAGGTCCAGGCAAGGCAACTTACAAAGCTGGACAAGATCTTCGGGCATTTCCCGGTAGATAGGATCAAAGCACCGCATGCCATCGAATACCTGGACCGTTTCGGGAACGTGTCGGCTAATAGAGAGATCGCCCTTTTGAGGCATGTTTTGACAAAGTGTGTCCACTGGGGGCTTGTTGAATTCAACCCGCTACGTGGCCTGCAGTACCGGGTGAAAGAGACACCCAGGGACAGGCAAGTGTCGCCAGGCGAATTGTGGTCGGTCATGCGACAGGCCAATTCAAGAGAGAGGCATTTGATGTGGCTCATCTATTTGACAGGCTTGAGGCGCGAGGATGCGTTAAACATGACAGACATGAATATCCGCCAGGATGGAATTCATCTAGTGGAAGGCAAGACGGCCAAGAAAGTCAGGATTGAATGGACGCCTTCGCTGCGAAAGGTCATCAAAAGATTGCAGCCTGGGTATTTCCAAGGGATAAGCGAATCAGGCATAGATTCCGCATGGCAGAGACTTAGACAGAAACTCAAGCCTTATGACTTGTTCCAGTTGAAAGACTTGAGAGCCGCACATGCTGGCGAATTGGAAGACCAGGGCGGCGATGCCACTCGGCAGCTTGGGCATTCATCAAGGTCAGTAACCCAAAAACATTATCTGCGGACAGGCCGGAAAGTGCGGCCAATCAAGTGACTGGGACAAACCTGGGAAATTCCCAGAATGTAAGTAGTCCCTTACCTACATTCCTTTAATTGGTGGGTCGTGGGCGATTCGAACGCCCGACCAATTGATTAAAAGTCTGCTTGCTCTCAGCCCAAGTCGTTGTTGTGGCTTGGGTTTTTTCTTTATAAGCGGGACATGAAATAGGAGGCAAGCCGGGAAGGACACACATTTTTAGAAAACTGTGTCCAAAAACCTTAGAGGAAAATAGAACTAATGACTGAATCAGAAATTACAAATCTCATCTGGTATCTATCTTGGATAATGGATAACACCACCGAAGCGATCGAGAAACAATCATCATTAACGAAGGATGATGATCCGAATTGTTATTTGCAGCATTACGAGATAATGACATCCAGTATAAGTATGCTTAAGGAATTAACCAAAGAATTAGAAAAGAGGTTTTAAGGATACGTCCACACCCAAGGCCGAGGCCGAATCCCTGGCAGATTGACGGCATCATCCAAATGAATTTGCCACCGTCCACCATGATTCTTGATGCCGATCCCGGTGAAGCCTTGGAGCTGCGCCAGCCCAATGACGGCGTAATAATCCTCAAGGTATATTCCCAAGTCAACCGCCCTGCCCTCCCGGTGTGCTGAATGCTCACCTGAATGGTAGACAGGACACCTGTACCCGCCGCCCTCAACGATCCTGATGGCGCGGCCGTATAGTGTTCTCAGGCGTTGCAGTTTTTCCAGGGTGTCTTGGTGCATTTTTTCTGTCCCGCAACACGGGCAGATGAACTCATCGGGGCGAAAGTTTTCTAGCTCAATGCCGCAGTGGAATTCATTCATTGAAACACCCAATCAGCCAGCACAATAACAGTCCCGCGAAAACAAAAAGATTCACCAGCATCAAAATGTCCATCATCTGACTCCGTTCGTGCGCTCAATTAGTTTTTCAAATTTGTGATCCAGTCGTTCAATCCCGCGCTTGATCTCTGTGATGTCTGCCTTCATTGCTGTTACATGTTGATCCACCAGTTCACGGTGATGGATAATCGCTTGTGCATTGCCCGCGATTCTTTTATCAACATCGCTTGCCCAACTGAACAATGTAGCAGCCATAGCAATGGTGGCTAACATATGGGAGATACTCACCGTCCTTGAGATGTGCCAATCTTCTTTAATCATTATCGCGTTAGCCCTCTGCTCTTTTCCCAGGTACGCAATCCCGCGAGTCCCAACATGGCGAAGGTCATCTCCATCAATGGCGCAACATCCAGTTCAGGCAACGGCACTTCGCTCCCTGATAGAGCCATGATCCACACAGCAATCGGCTGACCAATGAATGCCCATCCAAAACCAAGTGCCGCAGTCCACCCAATCGCAGGACGCCAGCCTGCGACAAAAATACTTCTGTGCCCTGCCTCTATCTGGTTAGTTTTGATCTGTTCAAGGTTGACTTGATTCGCTGCTTCCAGTAATCTCGCCTCCATCTCCAATTTTGCTTTTTCTGCCTCATGCTTATCTGGGATGAGGCGATCAATGATAGTTCCGATAGCAGGGCCGAGAATCGCAACAAGTGGAGCCATGACTTAAATCCAATAAAAAACCGGCTCAGTGGCCGGTAATAAATAAAGTGCGTACCAGAAGATCATTGTGCCAGCGATGTGCTACTGCCCACGGCAGCAGGGGCCACGCCTCCCATGTTTCTCATGTAATTGCTCAAGATTTGGGAGATTGTTTCTTCAGGGATAGCTTGTGTTTGCAGTATGCGTATAATTTCTCGCTCCTGCCCTGGAGTTGTCAGCAATTTGCCGACATAATCCAATGTCTGCTGCGGAAGCGAATTGATTAAATCATCAACCTTCGATGCCGCTGCACCAAATGCCCCCCTGACCGGCGATGTTGCAATGTCCATCGCACCGGACCGCCCTGCCTGCCTCCTTAACAAATCACCGCCATGCTGCCTCATGGCTGTTTGAGATCCACCAACAATCAGCCCTTCACCGAAAGCTAGATCCCTTTCTTTTTGCAACGCCCTAAAGAAGTTTTCAAGCATATCGGCCCCATCCCGCGTGGGTGGGAATAACAACCTTAATTTATTTTTGACTTTATCGGTTTCCAGAAAATTGAAGGATGACAATGTGCCATTTCGCGCAGCATTCATTTTTTCCGTGATGGCTTCCATCACGCCTGTCAAATAGGCTTCTTTCTGTGATGGGTTTAATTTCCTGACATATTCCTGCACTTCCCTGCCCTTTTTCGTCAGAATCTTTTCGCCTTCAAGGATGGCGTCTGCCAATTCGGCATCACCGGCAAATACTGCCCTGGCGTCTTTATATGCGGGATTCATGTTATCCAGCTTATCCCTCAGAGCGTTTCTTGCAATCTTCATACTGTGGGCGTCCACAGCACCGTTGCGAAAAGCCGTGTTTACTTGTCGGTCCAGTTCCCTTTTCATTAGGTCCAAGGCTTCCATGTTTGGAAATGCTTCTTTTGTAAAAATAAAGTCATCGCCCTGCATGACTATCTTTTCCATTTCAGGGATTGGCTTGCCTCCGTTCCGAAGATTTTCCAACACACTTTTCATCCGATTGCGGATAGCCGGGCGATTCATTATTTCTAACAATTCATCATCTAGGTTTCCAATGATGTCGTATTTATAAGCCTCTTTATAGGCGTCACTCGACAATGCGCTTTGCCTTGCGGTTATTTCATCAAGGCTTTCCAGAATGGACGGGCGATCTCCAAAAAGCTCCCTGGCGGATTCTTTAACACGGGCCGACATTCCTTCACGCCTTTGCCCTACTGCAGTCCTGGCCTGTGCCAATGAGTCCGGCGACTCAATCACCGCCCTCTGTGTTAGTCCAATCGTTTTTTGATCGCCCAATTCTCCAGGCATTGCCATGTCGCCAAGTTCCTGCTTGCGTCGAATGATGTCGTCCGGCGAAACATTGCTGAACCCTTCTTTAATGATCTTATCCCCGGCAGTTGTCGGGTTCTTGGCATAGCGGTCATAGATTGGTTTAACCAAGTGATTATATAACCAGCTTCCTCCACCATGTGCTGCCGCAAACAGCGTGGGAAGCGCCAATGCCATCCCTGTCCCTGCTGCCGCACCGCCCATCCCCCAATTCAGTTTGTTTTCATCAGCCGCGCCTGCTGCAAACAGCCCACTCTCAAGCCCGGCTACACCTAAAGCCCGTTTCCCTGTGCCTGCCAATTTGACCGCAGGCGCACCAGAAACCAGCCCGCCAGAAAACTCAAGACCCAAAGATGTTAATGGATTGCGGGATTGAAATGACTTGAGATCATCACGTTGCCCCTGCATTTCTGCTTGCGCCATAGCTTTTGCTTGCGTTGGGTTTGCGCCCGCCAGTGTTGCGCCCGCCTTGGTTCCCATATAGCCCAACTCGTCCGCCCATCCACCCGTCAAACCCTGCATCAGTGGGTCAGTCCATGATCCTCTTGTTTGCGGTTTTCTTGAGTTCATCGAAGACTTGGCATAATTCAGAATTTCCGCCTCTGACGCATTATCAGGTGCGGTTATTTCGTATATTGCCCCATCTGGGGAAGTTATCTCATACGTTGCCATTATTTTTTCCTTATGGACCATCCATCCCCTGTGTCATTGATTAATTTGGCCGCGTCCGCCATGGCTAATTCATAATCAACATTCCAATTCCCTTTCCTGGCATTCGTAGGGTCCAGATAACGCGACATATTGTTCATAAACAACTTATACGCTGTTATTTTTTGCCTAATAACCTGATCTGAATCTGTAAAACTAGGCTCAAATCTTTTGCGGGTATTGTTGACTTCTTCCGGTGGCATGGCCGCGCCTGTTTCCCCCCTGGTGATGGCCTGGATGCCGAATTCCATCGCATTGCCCACCCGACTGCCTTCTGGCACTAAAGCCCCAGGCACAACATTCGACATTGCTTTTTCAAAAAGCACCCCGCGATTGATTTCGCCAGTCAACGCATCGCCACCAGAAAAAATCAAATTAGTGATAACAGGCGTGAATGTCCTTGCTGTTTCCAGCATTGCCGTCTTCGCAGCCTGTTCCGGCGTCAGGCTTTCACTTGCAGGGTCTTTAGGTCCACCTGGAATGGGCGTTATGCCTTTTGTATAGTCATGCGGATCTACCAGCATATAATTTGACGGGACATTGTATGGTGCTGTGCCGCCTGTCGTTTGTGTAATATTTGAAGCCCCTGCCTTTCTATTGCTCAGCATATAATCGCGAAATGTCCCTTCATAACCCTGCTGGACAGCATATTGATATTCACGAATATCGTCAGTTGTATTCGGTTTCATGCTCTCAATAATTGATTGCTCATGCGCTTGCATGGCTGATTCAGGCCGCAGCCCGGCGTATTGCGGGTATCTTTCCACCAGGCTTTCATACGCCTTCATCATGTACTCACGATCTTCTTTTTCCCGCGCCCATTCCTTGTCCCGCATGTCCATCTGGCTTTTTGTGTCCTGCATTTGCAGTTTGCGGTATTGCTGGTTAAGCGCATTGTTCTGCGCCTGCGTCCACATCTGGTTGCCCGCCATCAGGCCACGGCCTAATGCGCCGGGTTGGCCGTTGTTGGCAGCAATAAGCCCTAATCCCGCATATCCCATTTGATTACTCAATGGGTTTATGCCAAACAAACCATTTTGATCGAATCCGAACATAAATCACCTATCATAAGAAAGAAAGCAAAGCACCCAAACCAAAGCCTACCGGCCCGGCCATAGCACCCCACGGCAACATTGATCCTGATGTAATCCCAGCATTAGCCAACCCATACCCTAAACTGCCAGTCATAGCCCCCGCGCCCATCAAACCACCACCTAGCGCGTTCACCCACGGACTACCGGCGGGGTTATTCGCTGTGGTTGTGGTGGTTCCGCCCATGCCACCGATGCCATTCAGCCACATATTTATTTGATTCAACTTGTTGGTATAGAAGTCTCTATCGTACTCGTATTTCGCAATGTCATTGTTCAGCAGGGCTTGTTGATATCCCGAGAGTTGATCACCCAGGCCATACTGGAAGTCACCCATCTGCAGCCCGGTCATGTACGGCGCTAAATAGTTGCTGGCATTCTGGCCATAAATCTGCGGAGCCATGCCGTACAGAACCGCATTTGTTTTGTCCGCATTCGTCAAATAATCCATATAATTTGACTGGCGATCACCCTGATAGCCCAGCGCGGCATTGTTCAATTCGGACAAATACCCCGCCTGTGTGCCTGACATCGTGCCGGTGAATCCAAGTGCCTGATTGAGCGCATTCTTCAGGTAATCCTGATTCAACGATTGCAGATTGACATCGTAATTCGCAGCAGTGTCTTCTCCGGAACGCAGGAAGTCCGCCTGTGT